TTCTGCAGAACTTCGATCGCGATGTCTACCTGCGCGATGCCGTCCTGCGCGATGCCGACCTGCGCGATGCCGACCTGCGCGATGCCGTCCTGCGCGGTGCCGTCCTGAGCGGTGCCGACCTGAGCGATGCCGTCCTGTGCGATGCCGACCTGCGCGATGCCGTCCTGAGCGATGCCGACCTGCGCGATGCCGACCTGCGCGATGCCGACCTGCGCGGTGCCGACCTGAGCGGTGCCGACCTGCGCGATGCCGACCTGCGCGGTGCCGACCTGCGCGGTGCCGACCTGCGCGGTGCCCCGGTCGTTCCTCATATCGACGCCGCGATCCTCGCCGCCATGTCGGCTGCGACCGAGGCAGGCAACAAGACCCCACTCCACATGGCCGACTGGCATACCTGCAAGACGACGCATTGCCGCGCCGGCTGGGCAATCGTGCTGGCGGGTGAGGCCGGCAAGAAGCTCGAGGATGAGGTCGGCCCAGCCGTCGCGGGCACGATGATCTACCTCGCCAGCCGCCCCGGTGAGCGCATCCCGAATTTCTACACGAGCAACGAGAACGCACTGGCCGACATCCAGGCGTGCGCCGCGCGTGACCCACTGCCGATCGCCACCCCGGAGTCCTAACCATGCCGACCAACACTCCGACCCTCGATGCCGCCCGCGAGCGAGAGCTGACGACGGGCGAGGTCGAGAAGGCGATGCGAGAGCTTGAGGCAATGAACCCAGGCGATGGGGCGATCCTAATGTTCGATCGCCGCTATGACGGGGTTCGGTTTCACGCTCGCATCGTATGGGGCTCCTGCATGAACCGAAGCGTTTGGCACGACACCATAGAAGACGCCCTCTGCGCCGAGCGCGCCGAGATCGAGCGGTGCATCGCTGAGACGGTGGAGGGGTAGGATGCGCGCTACCCGCACCCTCGCCGCCCTGAACGAACTCCACCGCGAGCACGACGGCCCCGTTGACGTCTCTGTCGTGCTGTCCGGTGGCGCTCGCTCTCATGTGCTGGCTCAAGCCGAGGCCGATCTCCGCTTCTGGCAAGGTCAGGTCGCGTTCTATGAGCGCTGCGTTGCGGGGCAAGAGCGGGCCGGCGTCACCAATCTCAACACGCTGATCGATCTGCATCAGGCGCGGGGACGGGTTGCGGCGATCGAGGAAGACGACGGGATACAGGAGGCTGCGGAATGAGCGGCTACGAGAAGATCCACCTCCGCGGCGTCGATGACGACCTGCGCAAATTGTCCGAGGCGTTCCCGGAGTTTTACTGGGCGCTGCGGAACGTAACAGTTGTTGCCGAATGCTATGCGCCGGGTTCCGACGTATCTCCGGCCGCGCGCGTCGCTATTGGCGAGGCCCGCGCCATCCTCGCCCGCATGCGCGGCGATACGCCGATCGCTGGAAAGGGGAAGTGATGAGCAGATTCTTCGAGTTCCCGCAGAACAATTCAGGTGGATCGTTCGCCATCGATGACGAAGCCGGCATCGGGCCGCGCGTGTGGATTGAGGCAGAGACGAAGGGGCTTGCCCTCTCGCGTGCACTGAGTATCGGCATCTACTTCGATGGCTGTGACTCCGGCATTGACTGTTCATGCTGCGGCGATCGTTGGTCAGAACCTTGGGACGATGGACAAGACGCTCCTGAGATCAATAACGAATACGATTTCAACTGGCACGATGCGGTTTACGTCCACCGGATAGACGGCACGATCGAGCGCATCACCAAGTCAGATGACGCCAAAGGAGACGCGCCATGACCCGCACCCACGTCGCCGAGCCCGTCACCCCGGAGCAGAGGGATTTCCTCTCGACACTAAAGCGCCTTGAGGATGCAGGGTTGCCGGCCAAACGAAGCGCGCTCGGGCTCGCTGATCGCAATGCCGATCGCGTTCGCCAGTCCTGCCGCGTTGCTGGGTGGGTTCGATGGGGAGGAGTTCCGGCCCGATGGAGGCTTAATCAATCCGGCCGCGATGTCCTGGAAGGAGCGCCGACATGAACCAGAATCGCATTCCAGAGCCCGTCACCCCGGAGCGCTGGAATGCGTTGACGCGGCATCTTCGCATCCGAGGCCAGTTGATCGATTCGATGCTGCACAAGCTCGCTGGTGAGGGCCGCGGAGTGTCGTGGGATCGGCCGGATGAGAAGGAGCCTGCGTCGTGAAACAGATGCGCATGACGTGGCGGCGCGAGTTTCGCTGGCTTCTCGCATCGATATTCCTGCGTTGGTCCTTTGCTCTGATTGCCGAAGAAATCACGGTTGCTGGGTGTCAGACGTTCCACGAAGCCGCCTTGGTCAAACCAGACCCTGTGTTTCAAACGGTTGAGTGCAGATCGTGATCTGGCTCCCCGGAAACATCCTCGCGCTCATCGTCTTGGCGCTGATCATTGGAGGAAGGCTGTGACCACCGAACTCTCCCGCATGACGGGCTACCGCATCAGCTGTGACGATGGCGTGCCGATCATCGTGACGCGCGATTTTGACGCATCAGTCGAGATCAAGCTACTCGGCGAAGACACATCAATTCTGCTGTCGGTCCAGGCTGCCGCGCTGCTGGCGAAGGCGCTCGGCGAACTAACGGCGGACGCGCCAACGGCAGAGCCAGCCAAGCCCGCTCGCGCCGGTCGCGGCGCCGTGCAATCGGCGATCCTCGGCGTCATGGTCTATGGCGGCGAGCGGTATGCCGACGAGATCATCAAACTTGCCGGATGTGACCGCTCGTCTGGCATGAGCGCTCTGGCGGCGCTATGCGGCAAGGGGCAAATGGAGCTGCTGCCGACCGGGCTTTATCGGCTCCCGCACGCCGAGCCGGCAGGCGAGAGGGCGGCGTGATGGATGGCGTGGTTGTGGTACAAGATCTTATCCCGGTGGCATCGGAGCCGAAAGGCCGCGTAGCCGTGATGAGCGCACCTCCGGGGGAAACCTCGGGGGTGCGACATTATGTCGCATCGACAGCCAGCGAAATCTGCCCCCTCATACTCCCCAGTTCCTTAAGCGATAAGGAAGAATGAGAAAACTACCCCGTTTTCTCAAACTCTTTCCTCCCAAATTTTGCTGATCATTGGAGGACGACTTGATCCGCTATCACCACGATCTCTATCAAGGATCTGACGAGTGGTTGGCATGCAGGACTGGGCTGCTAACCGCCTCCGAGATGCGTTTCATCATCACGCCCACGCTAAAGGCCGCGAGCAATGACAAGGAACGCTCGCACCTCTACGAGCTTCTCGCCCAGCGCATCACGCGATACGTCGAGCCGCACTATGTGTCGGATGACATGCTGCGCGGACGCGAGGACGAAATCGACGCCTGCGTGCTCTACAGCCAGCGGTATCACGCGGTCGAGCAGGTCGGCTTCATCACCAACGATAAGTTCGGCTTCACCATCGGCTATTCCCCGGACGGCCTGGTTGGCGCCGACGGGCTGGTCGAGTGCAAGAGCCGGAGAGCTAAGTTTCAAATCGAGACGATCATCAGCGGCGCCATGCCCGACGACTTCGTGATCCAGGCTCAAACCGGGCTGCTGGTATCGGAGCGCAAATGGCTTGATTTCGTGAGCTTCAGCGGAGGCCTGCCGATGGTGACGATCCGAGTGCTTCCAGATCTCGACGTGCAGGATGCGATTGTCGCGGCGGCCACGGCATTCGAGGGGCGCTTAGCCAACAGGATGGCCGAATACTACATGGCCATGGAATCGAAGCGGCGGCTGATCCCGACCGAGCGGAAGATTGTGCAGGAGATGTTCGTTGGTTGAGGAGTGGCGCCCGATTGCCGGCTTTCCTGATTATGCGGTGAGCAGCCTCGGGAGAGTGAAGAGGATCAGACCCGATAGCTATGGCCGGTGGATGGGCAAAATCATTTCACCCACAATTTTGCTGGCAGGCTACCTCCATTGCAGTCTTAGCTCGGACGCAGGTCGTAAGAAGTTGCTTGTGCATCGGCTCGTCTGCACCGCTTTCAATGGCCCGGCGCCTACAGACCGGCATCACGCAGCGCACAGGGATGGGGTGCCGTCGAACAATTTCCCGGATAATCTCCGTTGGGCAACAGCGACCGAAAATAACTTGGACAAGCATCGCCACGGAACGATGCGCGTTGGTGACCGCCATCATTCTCGCACAAATCCAGAGCATATGGCGCGAGGTAGCCGAGTCGGCACGGCGAAGCTGACCGAAGCCATGGTCTCCAGCATTCGCGTCGATTTGCGGCCGCGAGCGGAAATCGCAAAGGCATACGGTCTTTGCGAAACCCATGTCAGTGAAATTCGATCCGGCAAAGTGTGGAAACACGTGCCGATGCCCCAGAACTCTGGAGGGTTGTAATGAACGACATGCGATCAGTGATCGAGCCGCGATCGGACCAGCTCAACGCGGATTCTCTTTTAGCGGGACCAATCAACATCACCATTACGAAGGTCGAAATTCGTCCAGGAACCGAGCAACCTGTGTCAATTTTTTATGCTGGCGATGAAGGCAAGCCCTGGAAATGCTGCAAAAGCATGGCGAGAGTTTTGGTCAGTCTATGGGGGCCGGATGCGAACGCCTACATTGGCCGATCACTGCAACTCTACTGCGATCCCAAGGTGACGTGGGGCGGCATGGCGGTTGGTGGAATTCGTATCGCCGCGATGTCCGACATCGCCGAGGCGCACACGATGGCGCTGACCGCGACCAAGGGAAGCCGCAAGCCGTTCACGGTGCGGCCGATGGCGAAGGTGCAGCCAAAAACCGTTCCAGGTCTTCGCGCGGAAGCTGAGGCAGCAGCAGCGAATGGTGTTGCTGCCTACCGAGCGTTCTGGAACTTGATAAGCAGGGCGCAGCGGGAATTTCTTATGCCACACCATGAGGCCCTGAAGGCGGCGGCGAATGCCGCGATGCCACACAACCCCGACACCGGCGAAGTCCACGACGATTTCGGACTTCCGCCGGTGAACGATGCTGCCGCTCCACCGGACTCGCCTTCGGGTGGCGCGTCAACCACGGGGTCGCCACAGGAGCGGCAGCAGCCGGCGCGCGATGAGGCGTTCTTTGCCAAGTTGAGCTACCGGATCACGGTGCCGATGAAGAACGGGCGCGAGGACTGGCAGAACTGGGCCGACATGATGAGGCGCGCGGTCGGGGACTGCGCCAATCTCGACGAGATCATCAAGCTTCAGGAGGACAACCAGGATCTTCGCAACGGCCTGCTGGAGGCGAATGCGAAGGCGCGGTCGAACCTCGACGCATCATTCGCGGCGGCGGAGAAGAGGCTATGACGCGGCGCTCATACCCTCGGCTCGATCACATCGTCAAACGCGGGTCAGGAAACCCATGCGAGGCATGCGACGAAAAGGGAGCTGCGAGCGTGTGGGTCCAATTCACCTATATGCGCGGTGAGGACGAGCGCTACGACGCTTGCGAGGCGCACATGAAAATGGCGCGAGACGGCAAACTAGACCAGTTCCTCGCTGCATGTGAGACGAAGCGTGTTGCTGGAATTTCGGCAGCGGAGAAGAGGAGGGGCGGGTGATGACGGACCATACCGATGCACCGACCGCTGTTGAGATAGAAGTCAGCGAAGCTATGGTCGAGGCAGTGCTTGCTGAATACGAGCGCGACAATCCCGGACAGACGGCCCAGGCGATGACATCAGAGGAGTTCGCCGATCGCATGATGGCGAAGATCATTGCTGGGGCCAAGATCGTTACCGGGGGACGCGCATGACCACCTCAACCCCCTCCCCCGCCCTCATAGAGCGCTACCTGCCGGCGGCGAGAGAGATCTACGCCAAAGCCCGCTGGTCTATGGTTATGACCGTCGCGGAGAAAGAGCAGCTAATCGCCACCCTCATCGCCACCGAGGTCTCTGCGGCCGTGGCTGCGGAGCGGGAGAGGTGCGCGGACGCACGGAGTACGGCGCGAGATGCGTTGCTGGAATTGGCTGCGTTGTTCGATCGCATGGGAGCAATACATCCATCGCGGCCGTGGTCCGACATTGTCAACGATCCGCGAAGTTTGGTCATTCGGATAAAGATGGTCGTGGCCGACCTTGCTGCGGAAGGGAAGGGCGAGTGATGGCGACTCGCGAAGACACAGCGTGCCCATTCTGCGGCGAACCCGGCTACGACCTGATTGGCCTGAAGCACCATTTAAATAGCGGCTGGTGTGGCGTGTTCAACAACACGAGGACGGTCGATTCTAGTCGCCGCACCCCCTCCCCCGCAACGCAGGAAGGGCCGGGGAAATGACGGACGAGCTATTGCCGTGCCCGTTTTGCGGCGGGAAAGCTGAATTCGAACGACTGGGAACGCCGCGGCAATCCTGCATCGTTGCGTGCACGCTGTGCGGCTGTCGCCTTGAAACCGGGGAAACCTGGGATTGCGGCGCCCGTTGGAATCGCCGTCCAGCCCTGGAGGCCAGCAAATGACAACCGAACTGATCGCGCGGCTCGAAGCGGCGACGAAGGGGAGCGAGGAGCTGGACGAGAAAATCGCGCTGATGCTGTACCCCGAAATAGTCTGCTCTGAACGCGAGAATAGCTGGAGACTGCACGGCATACACGTTCGTATCGAGGCGTATAGCCGCAGCGTGGATACAGCGCTCTCGCTCGTGCCGGAAGGGTGGCACGTCAAGCTTGAGCGTTTTAGCGACGGTTGGTACGCAACTCTCTGGGCCATATCTGGGCGACCAATAACCTGCAAGGGAGAGCAGAAGCCAGCGGCGCTCGCCCTCTGCATCGCCGCCCTCCGCGCAAGGACCGAGAAGCCATGATCGTTCGCAACATCGTCATAGGCGGCCGCCTATACCGCTCGACGCGCGGCCCGGAGACGCTGCGGTTTCTGATGCACGGCGGCACGAATGACGGCGCGCTCGGTCAGATCGTCTACTACCGCGAGGCGAGGCAGGGCGAGCGCTCCGTCGCCTGCACGCGCCGGCAGTTCAAGCAGTGGGTGACGCGGACGCATGCGCGGTGGATACGATCGTGGAGGAAGCCATGACCACGAAATGGAAAAGCATTCAGATAACACGCTTGCCGGTCGGTGCAACGACGATCTGGCTGCGTAAAGGCAATCGACTGACTCGCTTTGCCAAGCGCATCGCATGGCGCGTTTGGTATCGCCGCCGCGAGCGGGAAAGGCTGAACGATGCCATCCGAGCGTACGCAAAGGATTGGGGCGACGTTGCTGACTGGTCCGTCACTGACGATGCCGACATTACGACGCACTACGAGACAGGGCAAATTCATCGGCGCAAGTTATTGCCTCAGCTTCCGCGCCAGCAGATCTCGACAGAGGCAGAGACGCGGCCGGAGCGCAAGCCATGACACCGAGGCAAGAACTGATCGATCTGGCGGCCCTTGCCAATATTTCAATGGATGGCATGTCGAGGGCGAACGCTGACGCATATCTCGCTGGAAAGTTCGCCCAGGTCGAGGACGCGGCGTTCGAGAAAGGGCGCGTTGCTGGTTATCAGGCGGAACGAGAACGAAATCGCCTTGTGTCGTCCCGCGCAAATCACACGCTTGTTGCCGTAACGCAGCTTCTTCCTACGCGGGCCTCGTGGACCGTCGCCGAAATCAAGGAAAAGCTCGCCGCCGAGGCCATCCCCACAAAGCAACTCTACAACGCGCTTGGGTATTTGGTCAAAACCGGGCGCATCGAACGAACCGGTTACGGGAGATATCTTGGCGCCATCCGCGCCCTCAAAGGAGCCCCATGATGCCGAAGTATCGCAAGAAACCAGTCGTCATCGATGCCTTCCAGCTTCGTGCCGGCGAGCAAGATAGCTCGATCGCCGGGGACGTCGTTGCCGGAATAGCACGTTACACCGAGGACGATTGCCTGCTGATCTCCACTCTTGAGGGGGAGATGCTTGCGCGCCCAGGCGATTGGATCATCCGTGGCGTCAAGGGCGAACTCTATCCCTGCAAGCCCGACATCTTCGCAGCAACCTACGAGCCTGTGGAGTCCCCATGATGCCGGACAGCAGCGAGCGGGGCGGATGGCGGACGATCGAGAGCGCGCCGAAGCAGGTAACACTCCTGCTCTATGCGGCCGATTCTAATTTTCCCGAAGACAGTTTTTTCTTCGGATCATTCTGGAGCGGAGAATGGCTAGATAACAGCAGCCATTTGGTTATGCCGACACACTGGATGCCCCTCCCCGCACCACCCGAGGAACCGAGGAAGAGATGATGACACCCACCAGCCCATGCGTATGCGGTCACGCGCCCGAAGAGCATGGCGGCGATCCCGAATATCCTGGATCGACAGCCTGTCAGGTCAACGATTGCGATTGCTGCTCTTACGAGAGCGACGGAAGCGAGGACGAAGAATGACCACCCCGACCGTCACCCCCGATCCCGCGGGTAAATGCCAGTGGTGCGGAATGATCCACGTTGCGCGCTGTCCGCTCGTCAGGGCGCTGGAATATTTCGACAACGGGATGCTGAAGCGCGTCGAGTTTCACGATCCGTTGCCGATAAATTGGGATGCGTTGCGTCCCCTGACAGGAGCGTCGCGATGACCGATCCCGCCGAGATGGAGCTGGATGTCGAGGAGTTGCGCGCATGGTGCGGCAGCGTTGCAAGCAACGTGAACCAAGACCCCATGTCGCATGACGAACAGCAGGTTGTAGCCGCGCGCATCCTCGCCCTCCTCGACTCCCACGCCCGGCTGGTGGCGGAACAACTCGCCATGTCGGTCAATCTCGGCGGGGAGATCGTAGCATTGCGCGGCGATTTAGATGCAAAGGACGTCGAGATCGCCCAGCTGGAAGGCGAGAAGGCGCGGTTGCAACGGGTCGTCGATGCCGCCGCTCAGGTCAACATGACGCTGAAAGGCGGCTTCGTAGTCTGCGCCCATTGCGGCGAGCAGGAGGATACTACCGACATGGACTACGCTCCCGAACTGGATGCAGCGCTCGCCGCCCTCACCGAATCCTCGCCGAGCACCGAGACGGGAGAGAAGACGTGATCACTACCGGAATTATTCACGGCTTGGAAAATCCGATGGCTGATCAGATCGAAGCCCTTACGCAAGAGAACGAGCGGTTGCGCGATGCTCTGGCTTGGCTGCTGCGACGCTATTGGGTTGTCGCCCAGGCACACGGCTTCTCGAAGGAGAAAATCGCGGCGGAAAGCTTCGTTGTCAACGCCCGCGCCGCCCTCGACAAAGGACCGACGCCATGAGCGAGAGTGACATCCAACGCGAGATCCGAGATCAGTACGGAAGCAACGGTGCCGAAATGATGGACGTGCTCGATCGCATGGCTCGCGCGTCGCGACTGCCGCTGCTCCGAAAGCTGATCGAACTCGAAACGATGTCGCTGCGCCGCCACATCGACGAACTGGCCGCCGTATTGCCCCTGGAGGATCGGCCATGACCCCCGAGGAGATCGAGCGCGTGAAGGTTACGGTTCGCGACGAATGGGGAAGCCGTCTCTGCTCATGGATCGACGACGCTCGACGCTGCTGCTCCAATCTGCTCGACATGCCGTGCCGTTGCGAATCCGTTGGTGTCGCCGTTGCTGCCGCCGTCGAACAGATCCTCCGCGACCGCCCGCTCCCCGACGACCTCGGCGAGCTGACCCGCATGCGCGACCACATGGCGTTCGAGCGGCAGCGCGTGGACGAGAAGATCGAGCATGTCGAGTTGGCGGCGAGGCTCGAACGCGATGCCGATGCGCGGCGGGAGAAGCAATGACGGACGATCCTGACGACAAGGTCATTTTGATCTCTGATGCGAAACCCTCGGTACGCATCAAGAAGCCCCCATCGAGGGTGCCATATTGCGCACACCGACGGCTATGGATAATCAAGGAACGGCGCATGCTGGAGTGTCGGGACTGCCAGCAGCATATCGATCCCTACGACTATCTCACCGGACTTGCTGACACGGAGCAAAACGCCTTCGCTACCGTTCATGCGCACCGGAAAGAGATCGAGGAACTCAATTCCGAGCGAGGGCGGCTGAAGTCAGAAATTCTCGGCCTGAAAGCGAAACTTGGGCGAGCGACGAAAGCTGTCCTCGACGCAGCGGACGAGGATGTCTTGCGGCCGCGTGCCTTCGACGACGCGAGCGCAGCCAATGATGGGGGCGCCGCATGAAGACCATCGCCGACGCGCGGCGGGAGATGATGGGGTGATGGTGGAGCGCCAACCCGAAGGCTGGCGCTCTGATGGTCAGGGTGGTAGGGTTTCGACAATCCGAACTTGCGTCGGAGGGAGGCGTCGTTTGCGCCGCCCGGAGCTTCTCAGGTTCCGGATCGTTGGTAGACGGCCCGGACCTTGGAGCGCCGCCCTTCGGCTCTCACTTCTCCACCTTGGTCCGGTTTCAAGGGTTAGGGCGCCGCCGTCTTACCGCCCATTCCAAAACGTGGTAGGGTTTACATGCTGCGGCCGGCTGGCGTCACCGGTCTCCGTCTGGCTGGGTTCGACTCCCAATGCAGGGGCTACTGCTACCGAAAGGGATGCTCCGGAGTAGGCCGATTCGAATCCGGCCCGCAGCTACTTCCCCTCCACCGTCCGCTCGCTGCAACTCCCGCAGAACCAGCTCGCCTTGCACCCAGAGAGGGTGAGCGCCAGCAGGAGAGCGAGTGTGGCGAGGCGGATCATGGTCGCGCCTGTGCGTATCCGCCTGTGGCCGTCATCGCGCGCCTCGGGCATAGCGGCGCTTCGCAATCCTTGTTCGCTCCTGGCGGGCAGATACAGCCCATCTGAGGCGAAACGGCCGTCTGGATCGGCCAGTTAATGAACTGCGGGTATGGCACGCCGCCGCCGCAAATGTAGGGCGGCGTCCAACACGCCCCGGTGCACGCGCAGTTCATGCCTGCGCTGCCCGCAAAGCCGCCTCCGCCTTCCCCTGCGCGATGAGCGCCTGGATGGTCACCTGATGCTCGTCGGTGAGGTCGGGGGCATGCGGCGCCAGTGCGCTCGACACCGCCTCCACGGCGCCGGGGGCGTACTGCAAGACGATCTGCAGCAGCCCGAGCAGCAAGGGGATGGGCATCCTATTTCGCCGCGGCCGCAATCGCCTGCAGCGCGCCCGTCTGCTGGTTCAGCCACGCAACCGACGTCGGATCGGCGGCGAGCTTAGCAACGGCGTCGGCAGTGGCGCAGCCGGCGACGAGATACGCGTTGATCGACGCGACGGTGTTGGCCGCACCGCCCTTGGTCAGCCCGGCGGCCGTGTTGCTGGCCTGGATGGCGGTGATGCAGGCCGCCTGCACGTCGGCGACGGCCATGCTGACCTGGCTGGCGGTGCAGGCGACGAGCGTGCTCCCGACGAGCAGTGCGATGGCGACGGCGATGCGTTTCATGGGGTGAGTCCTTTCATGGCGGCGGTGTCGGCGGGAGCGGCTTTGACGGCAGACGCGACGGTGGCCTGGACCGGCAGACCGCTGGCCGCTGCGGTGATGACCGCTGCCTTCTGCTGCTGCTTCTGGTAGAGCGACCAGCCGAGCCCGATGAGCACCATTATGGCGCCGATCGCGTCCTGCGCCTGGCCGCTGGTGGCGTAGCCGTTTGCAACGAGCGCGCCGCCGGCCGTCGTCAGGACGTGGCGAACGATACCGAGAATTTCTGTTTGGTCCATTGATCAGTACCTCAGGCCGTGGAGACCGAAGCCACCGCCGCCGAACAGGAGGAATAGCACGATGATGAGCGCAATGATTCCGATGCTGGGACCACCCCAGCCGCCGCCCCAGCCCTGCTGATGGCCGTAGTAGCCGCCAAACCCTCCGCCGCAGAGCAGCAGGATGACGATGATCACGAGCAGCATGGCGAATCCTCCATCTCGGCGGGTTGGCGGCGAGCGCGATTGCCCGCCGCCGCGCCGTACTATGCGACCGTGGCGCTGAGGCCGATCGAGCCGAGAGTCTGGACCGGAACCGGGTCCGCCTGAACGGAGACAGCGTCGGTCACCGAGAACGAGACGCCCGCAACAGTGAGCGTGAGCGATACAACATCGCTTGGCGTCGTCTGACCTGGGTCAGTCGGCGTGTAGACCGCCGAGAGGCCGTCTGCCGATGCGACGAGCGCGCCGGTGGCGGGAGTGGACGTCGACCATGACGGGATCGAGTCCGGCGATGGTGCTGTGGCCATCGGCATGGGCGGCGTTGCGGTATCCATCCAAAGGATCTTGTAAGTGATGGTTTGGCCGAAACCTACGGTGGTCGTCATTTTGATCTCCTGATTTGGGAGAAGCCGGTGGACTTTCCCGTTCACGACAAGCCAGGGAACAGCGTTCTTCTGGTGAAGAAGCCCCGAAACATCCTCCAGGACTTCTAGGATATCGAGCAAAAGGTCAATCGTGATCTTCTGCTCGGCTACGATCTGCTTTTGATACCAGGTCGTATCTTGGATTGGGTGATGTCTCCTGCTCATTCGCCCTCCTTTTCTGACTTGGACGGCGGAATTGCCGCAAGGTGCGCCGCAAGACTGGCCCGCTCGGTGAGGGCGCCTTCTCGTTGCCCTTGGGCGAGCGAGGCCGCCTGGAGCTGCGCGGTGATCGAATCGGTATTCATCTTCAGTTCTGCGACGTTTGTTTTGACCGCGCCAAGCACCGCAGCGTTCGCTTGCGATGATTTTTTAGCATGATTTGCCGATCTCGTCGCGAGATATGCGAAGAGCGCCGTCAGGACGGTGATCCATGGCGTGAGAGCTTCGCCAGCCGCCCTGACGTGCGCCAGGATCGTCAGCAGGTCAGGGTTCAAAGGTGCACGCTGCGCAGGATCAGCGTAACGATGATCCCCGCCATTCCCACAATCAATGTGCCGGCGCAACCGAGCATGATTGCCTTAATCTGGCCGATGCTGTCGAGGACCTGACCCCATCGGAGGGCGCAGATTTCCTCGTGCTTATCGAGACGGGCTGCCAATTCAGCGACCGATTCGTCGCGTGGGCGCAGGTGATCGACGTGCCCTCTGCTTCGCCACGGTTCTTCACCTTTCATTGCGCGAGCCTCCAAGGGCAAACATGCGGGGAACGCTTTCGTTGCTACTATCCGACTTTCACAAATTCGGCCGTGAGGTAGACCTCGGGCTCCGTATTTCCGGACCCGTTCAGCGCCGTCCCGCCCACCGTCGTTCCGGACGCCCACTCCTGGAACTTTAAGTTCTTTTGGGCAGCGATTGTAAAGCGCGCCCTTATTGGCCCATTGGGCACGTTCGTTACAACAATAGCAGAAACACTGGCAGATGCTCCGTTAACGCCAACGATGCGATTGCTATTTATATCAACCTGAACCACCGAATCTGTAGTATTAAATAGCCTAACCCTATTTCCGTTTACGCCACCTGGCGTTGATACTATAATGGCGGTGACATCGTATGTGCCAGCTGGCAGCGTGATATTCGGTGTTGATACGGCGGTTACACCGCCTATCGTATTTAGTACTATTGTGTTTAGATCACGATCCGTGAAAGTATTTGCGGTAATTGAACTACCAGCCGAACCGCTCGCCTTGCGATCTTGAACGACAACCGTTCCCCCAACAAAGCTCGGCTGGCCGCCGGAACGCATGTAGTTGGCGCATCGCCAGTTGCCCGAGCCCTCGGATACCATAATCGCGACGTCGCCAGCCGCGGTCGTGATGCTCGCGGCACCCGGCAGGATGAGCGTCGTGGCGTTGTGCGTCAGCGTCAGGATGCCGGCAAATTCGAGGAAGCGCTTGGTGCCGGCCGTGACCGTATCGAACGCGGTGATGGTCGTCGTGCCGGTGACCTGGAGATAGTTCGCTGATGCCGCGCCGATGTTGGTCGTGGTCGCGCTCGCGATCGTGCCTGACGTCTCGACGTATCCCGAGGACTGCGGATTGAGCAGTTCCCATGCCGTGTTCGCCAGCACATAGCAGAGGATCATCTCGTAGCCGGCGCCTACGATATCGCCGATCGCCAGGGCCTTGTTGCCGTTCTTCGTGATCGTGTGCGCGGTGAGGCCGTTCGGGGCAAAGGTCGGAGTCGTTGTCGCGTTCGCTGCGGTTGCGCGGACGCGAGCCATCATGCCGTCCGTCAAAGCATCTGGTGCAGGAGCAAGCGTTGCGGTCAAGGCATCGGCTGTTCCACCTGCTGTCACCGGCCGCAATGCACCGATAGATTGCGAGATCATGGCTCGCATTCCATCGTTGATGATCGAGGGCGGGCAGCCTTCACCTATGTTAAGAGACTGGACCGACGTATTGCTCGCCGCCGTCGTGCTCATGTCCCACAGGCTAGATCCAGTCATTATTTACTCCACACGGTGACATTTGTCTGATACAATGGCGCCATGCCAGCATTCATCGACCTAACCGGAAAAACCTTCGCGCGCTGGACCGTCGTCAGCCGCGTTCCTCAGGGAAACTTCCATGGCCCTCGCTGGAATTGTCTCTGCGAGTGCGGCAATACCGGCGTTGTGAAGGGACAGGCCCTCCGCGAGGAGGTCTCTCGATCGTGCGGATGCTTCAATAAAGACGTTCACCGAGAACAGTGCATTGAGCGCAACACGACGCATGGACTGAGCCGCAGCGAGACATATACTAGCTGGGTTGGGATGCGTCAGCGCTGCATGAACCCGCTCAACCCGAAATGGCACCGCTATGGCGCCCGCGGGATCAAGGTCTGTGAGCGCTGGGATCTCTACGAAAACTTCCTCGCCGACATGGGTGAGCGGCCACCGGGCTTGACCATCGACCGGATCGACAACGATGGAGACTACGAGCCCGGAAACTGCCGGTGGGCTGACCAAAAGACCCAGCAGAATAATCGCGGCAACAACGTGGCTCATCGCGCCGCCTCGCGATAGACGACAGAGAAATCCTGCGGCTTGCGGACGAACAGCGTTCCGATGATGGCGCCCGCGATCGGTAGGCCATGTGTCACGATGGCGCCGAGGACGGTCTTGCGCGCGTCACGGCATCCCTTTCCGGCGGCGATGTGCTCGGCCCTGGCGCAGAACACAACGCGGAGAAGGCGCGACAGGTAGCTGTCGGGATGCCGGCGAAGATGGAAAACCGCAGGGATCGCGAAGAAATAATAGGCACGCTTCTGGACCTCGCTGTAGCCGACAAAGACCCGCGCGCCGTGAATCCAGTGATGCGTCGGCATCTTGCCTTGGCGGTGCAGCTCGGTACAGACGATCCAGCCGCTTGCGCCCGCGGCCCCGGCACCTCCTGCTGCATCGGCGCCCGCTCCGGAAGCTGCACCCGAGGCCGCTCCCGATGAAGCCGCGCCACTCGCTGCCGGTGCCATTGAAGAGGCCGCCCCGTTCGCCCCACCTGTTGCGGCAGAGTCCGGAGCGATGCCGAGAAGCTGAGCCAGCAGGCTAGAAAATCCGTTGGTCTGGCCGTTGGTCCCGGTCCCGGCCGGCAATCCTGCGCCGAAGCCACCGCCTTGTTGGGCGCCGCTTCCGCCCGCTCCCGGAACTGGCGGTGGCCCCGGAGGTGTCGGCTTGACCACATAGGCCGGCTGCATCGGGAACGGCGATGTCTGCCCTGACAGGCCCCAATTATCCTGCAAGGCCTGCTGTTGCGGCGTCATGCCGACGCTGTATCCTCCGGTTCCGTCGAGCAGGCCCATCAGACAAATTCCTCGGCAGGGGTTGACGCATGGCATCGTGCGGCGCGATTGTTCCGCTCGGAGGACGATCCATGAAGCTGTGCTGGTGCGACCGGGTTGGCGTGGGCTGGGCGATGCTGGTGCTCGGTCTCTACTTCTGGATCTGGGGATCGAGCCCCGGCGGAATCCTCTCGATGCCCGATGGCGCCGCAACCCACGTCCTGCTCGTCGTCGTGCTGCCGCTGTGGATCGCGCTGCGGCTGATCGATATGATGTCGGGAGGCCCCTGGAATCGGATGGCTCAGCGCCGCGGTGAGTTTAAGATCAGCGTCCATAGGAACCTTGCAACAGCCCTGGGGCGATACCGGCGCCCGCGGTGAGCAACCCGAGGCCCGGCGGCGGCCGGTAGGTCGGCGTCGCCATCAGCCGCGTCAGTCTCGGCGAGGCGGTCAACATGCCGCCGAGATAGCCTGGGGCGAAGGGGGCGGCAACGTTCAATACCGCGCCAGCCGCTGCTCCCGGCAGTCCCGCCATTGACCCGCCAGCCGCAGCGCCGATGCCCGCATTTTTGAAGAGATCGATCGCCTCTTTCGTCGCGAGATAGCTTCCGGTTTTTGACGTGTTCGCCATCGCCTCCGTCGATTTCATGTTCCCCGCGACGGTGCGGAGATCGGCGAGGTTGCTCGCAACATTGGGCGGGAAGAGGGCGCGTGCGGCCTCGGGCGACATCTTATTGGCTTCGGTCAGGAACGTGCTCGGCGAGATGGTGGCGCCGGCTGGACCTTGGCGCCCTGGATTTGCTAGAGCCATGTCGCGCAGTTTCCACGCCGCGATATTGTCGACGCCTTGCCCGAGACCCCCAGCGCGGAGAGCGTCAAGGCGCGTTCCACCGCTCGGAGCGCCTGAGAGCGCGAAGGCTGCGGCATCCTCGGGCCGGATTGGGCTCTTCGGGCTGCCAATGATATTTGAAACGTAGTTCTCGACGAAATTGTGACCGCCGCGCGTGATATCGCGCGCCGTGTTGAATGCGTCGGTCGCCGCGCCTTTCGGCATCGCGCCTTGGATGTCCGAAAGAATGCCGCCGTAGAGCGCCTTGAGCTTTCCTGTCGGGATGTCTGACGCGATGCCGGGATCGCCGATGCGCTGGCCGATGTCGGATAGAAAACTGCTCATCGTGCGATAGGACAGCGTTCCACCGGATCCGGTGCCGCTGGCGTCGAGCGCATCCTTGATCTGGTTGAACTTCGTGTTGTTGAGGACCGAAGCCAACTCCGGCGCGTCGCCCATCTCGGATGCGAGTTTCGTGACGATGGCCTGCGTATTGCTCGTTCCGACCGGCGCTGTCGGAGGCATGTACATGCCGACTTTGTTCCACGCGATCTGTGAGGCTTTGTTCCAATCGTTCAGCCAGCCTGTCGCATCCCGCTGAAGCGCCGTTCCGGCCTCCTGCTGCGTCGTCGAGGGGCCAAGCATCTGCGCCGTGCGCTGGACCGCCTGCCCAAAGTCGCTGATGGTCCCTTCCGCCGCCGCCGCGACCTTGCCGCCGGCCGGCGCCTGCCCGGCCATTGCCTGGATGCCCTGGAGCGTCTTGTTGCCGGTCACATCGCCCGCGAGATCGGTGCGGATTCCGAGATTATCGTAAGCCTGCGTCATTGGCGTCGTCTGGCCAGCAAGCGAGCGCACGCCGCGCTCCGCCATGCTCGTCAGACCGCCGGCTGCCGCGCCGCCCGCGAGACCACCGATGATGCGCGCGATCACGGGATGTTTCGGGAAGAACTCGGACGCAAGCTCTCCCAACGCACCCGCGCCCGCGCCTTGAATGGCGCCGCGCGCAAGCATTGCTGGACCACCAATGACGGAAAGAGGAAGTGCAGCGCCGGCACCTTCCCCGCCCGCCGACAAAACGCGCTCGCCCATACCCTGCGGCTGAAGATCCGGCCGCGAGGTGATTCCAGCGTCTTGCGGGATTGCCTTATACGCATCTGTCGTCGGCTGCAAATATTGCATCGGATCAGGCAAGCCGCCCTCTGCCGCGCCCGAGGCCGCTGCGCCCCCCAGCAACGGAGCGACAACGTCGGCCAATCCCTTGACGACACCGCTCCCCGCCATCGCCAGCGGGCGATACCACGCATTATTCTGCGGTGCCGCTGACGCCGCTTTCATCAGGTCGTCGTTGGAAACCCCCGATAGGTCCATCGGAGGAGCAGCCGCTTGCGGTGCCGCTGCTTGTGGCGATGAGATCCCCGCCGCTGCCATCAGATCCTCGTTCGACATCTGCGAAAGATCGGTCACGGCATCGTCACTCCGCGGCGCTGAAGCTCGGCCCGCGCCGCAGCAGGGTCAATGGTCGGCGGAACGTCAGTCGGGCCGCCCGGCATCCCCTTGAGCGGCCCGATCTTGTCCTTCGCCGCGGCAACGAACTGCGGCAACGGGTTGTGCTGGCTCCAGGCGGCCTCGTAGGCCATTGGGTTGCGCCATCCGGTCATTTTGCCAACTGTGTTCCAATCCTTCCCGAGCGCGGCTTGCTGCTGGAGCGTGCCGACATCCTCAGCGAGCTGCTGAAGGTTTGCGCCGGGCTGAAGATCAGGGTGCTCGGTGTTGCCGGCGAGTGTCTTGAATTCGAGCTGTGTGAAGCGCGAGGTCGTGGCCTTGAGCGTCTGAAGCGTCTTGACCGAGTTTTCATGCAGGGCGGTCTGCACGGCCGTGACATCGCCGGTCCAGCCCTCGGGCAAGCTGATGCCCGCTGCTTTCGCCATCGCTCCGAGTTGCGCCTTGCCCGTCGCCCATTGCCCGGTTTCCGTCAGCTTGAACATGTCGGCGATCGTCTGAAGCCGCTGCATGGGCTCCTGGACGATCATCGGCATAGACGTCATCTCGGCATCTTTCTTCTGCCAATCCGGGATCGCGGCCTTGAGAGAGGCTGCATCCTGCGGAATTGGCGGCTGCTCGGCAAGCGACGGGCTCGCGGTGCCCTGCGGCGTCTTGATCGGGCCGGGACCCGCTGGCATGGCCCCTCCGGGCGTTCCCGCGGCCTGAGGCATTGCGCCGGCCGGCCCTGGCGCCGCAACCGGGATTGGCCCGCGCCCACTGCCGATGCCGCCAGCAGGAGCGCCCCCATATCCGAGATTGCCGAACTCCAGCCGGTTCGCGTTGCCCTGCGTGAAGCCGGTGATATCCTTGTCGGCGGCGGCGCGGGCGCTGTTTTGGACAACGGCCTTCTGTGAATCGATGAGGCGCTGCATTTGGAGCCAGCGCGGATCGTTCGGCTGAAATGGGTTGCCCGGCTCGGTCGGCGCGAAGAGTGAGCGATTACCGCTTGCATCGGCCGGCCCATAGCTGCCGCCGCGGATCGGCGCCGCCTGGCCATCGACGATCGCCTTGTAACGCACAGGGTCCGTCATTCGCATGATCATCGCCGATAGAGGCGTCATTCCGGGTGGCGCCGAGAGGAGGCCCGCAACGCCATTGCCAGGAGCCTGCGTTGCAGCAGCGGGTTGCGGGGGCACCCCGCCGGCCGGGAATGGGGTGGCTGGCGGCGCAAGCGGTCCAGTCTGCCCAGGAGCGCCCTGCGGCATCCCCTGAGGGGGCGCCATTGCTCCGAGAGGCATCTGCGGTGCAGCACCCTGGATCGGCATGCCCTGCGGCATCTGCTGCGGCATTCCACCAGGAGATTGCTGCGTCTGAGGCTGCAAGAGATTGAAATTCGCGTCCCGTTTCCCAGTCCTAACGTCGTCGATGAGCCCACCGATGAGGGACGGCATCGCCAGCCCGAGCCGGCCGCTCTCGGTCTGCTGCGCCCCACGCTGCAATTCGGCATAGGCCGCTGGTGCGCCAGCATCAACGCCACCGAAGATCGCGCCAAGCGCCTGTCCTGGCCCCTTGCCGATCGCATTCCAAAGCGCCTGCGAATGGTATTGCTTCAGAAAGTCTTCGTAGGACGGCACCGGTGGTGGCGTCGCCATGTTGCGCTGCGAGGCGGATTGACCGGTATCGGGATTGACCCAATTCAGTTGCGATGGGTCGAGGTGGTTCGATCCGATGTCGGGAGGCATCGAAAGAAATGACTGATTTGCGCGAATTGCTGCCAATGTCGGTTGGCCCTGGGGATAGGAGCCATCGGTATCGACCGGCATCCCTGGCCCGATTCCTGTGGCAGGAAGAGGCCCCTCCTGAGGGCGAAGCTGAGCGTTCAAGTTCTGCATGAACGGCGATGGCTTGTTCGGCGCGAGCGATGGATCGCCACCGTCGAGGCCAAGCAGGCTGCCAATGTAGGGCGCCGCTGCGCTGAGAAGTCCGACGAATGCGGGAAGTGGCATGATCTCGCCTCAAGTGCCGTATTTCGCCGAGACGTTCCAGCCCGACGAACTGCCGCTCTGATCGCCCGCGCTCGTGCCGGTGCTCGTGCTGGTGCTCGTCCCCGTCTGGCCGGGCGAGATTGCCCCGAGAGCCTGAATGTACTGCTGAAGCGGCATGTAGCCGGCGTTGAGCTGCGCCGCGCCGGGTGCCAGCGAGCCTGCCGTGTAGGCCGGAAGCTGACCCGCCGCCGTCGACATCAGCCCAAGGCCCTGGCCGTAGTTCTGATAGGCGAGGTTGCCGGCCTCCTGCGACAGATTGCTGGACAGCGCATTGGCGAAAGCGCCCGATCCATAGCGCCCGTTGCCCTCGAACGATCCCGCCACGGCCGGCGTCACGGAATTCGCAACTCCCTGAAACATATTCTGGAAATACGGATTGTTCGCGTTGGCATACGAGCCGTTGAGCATGCTGGTCATGGCCTGATTGCCGGTGCCGTAGAGGCTACTCGCGTCGCCGGCCGCCGTGTTGATTCCCGTCAAGCCCGCCTGCGTCGTCGGATCGCCGTTCTGATACATCTGCTGCGCACCGGTCAGCGCGCTGGTGATCTGCGGCGAGTTGATCGCCTGCTTCGTGAAGTCGGTGTTCGTCGTGCTCTGCTGATTCTGATTGTAGCTCGACTGATTATCCGACTGCCGTAGCTGCCGCCGATGCTCATGGCAAAACCCTTTCGTGCCAATATCCGATCGGCTCAAAACCGAAATGTGCCCAGCCCTTCCGGCCGCCGCCGTGCATCCTTGAGCAACCGATCTCGCGCGCAAACTTCTCCGTCTCGTCGATCGCCAGCGCGACATATCGCCTGAAACCCACACCCCCTGCGAAAGGTATAGCCAAAACCTTGGCTCTTGGGAACATGATCACGTGCGTCGTCCAGGCCGCAAGCATTTCGGTTTGCTCAGCAAGTATCCAGAGAGACCATGCATGCTCTGTCCCGCTATATGGCCGTGTGACGAGATCGCGCACGTCCTCAATCGTGTAGAGCCCGGGCCCGCGGTCGACGGCCGGCGCAAGCAGCGGCGCCGCGCGCTCCCAAACGGAGATAGCCTGTTCGGCGTTGAGTCGGGCGGACCAGTATTCATCGCTCATCCGACGACCAGGTATGTGAAGCTCTGATCGGTGTTCGCCGACGATGCATGGTTGATGGTGATGACGCCTTTGGCCGCCGCCGAGAACCAGATGGCGGAGAGCGCTGCGGCCGCGTGCGCCGTCAGCGGCATCAGGTCGATATAGCTCGTCGAGAAGATCCGCGCATCGGTCAACGTCGTCGTCGTCTGGCTGGCACGCAGCGTCACGGCGCCCGTCGCGTTGACTTTTCCGCCGTTGATGCGGTTGATCGCCCGCGCCATCTTGCGGCGGTGCTCTTTCTCGTCAGGTTCCATCTCGGGGACGGGCGGGAAGCCCTTCTGAACAGTGCTGCTCATGAGAAATCGTAACCGTATTTCTGGGCAGCAAACTCAAGCGTCCGATGCTGGCGAGCGTAGTTGCCGGCCTTGTCCGCGTGCGATATGTCCTCGTGATCGCCGGTCTCTTTGTATTTTGCCATGATGTCGGCTTTCGTCGACGGCGGCTGGATATTGAACCAATTCACAAACTTTGGATTGAGGCGGTCGAAAAAATCTCTCATCGCGTTGCCCCAGTGTTCGTAATCTCGTCGTCAGGGACCTCGATTCCCTGGAGATGCGTGAAGCTCGATCCGGCCGGCAATGTCACCTGTCCTCGGAAATATCGCCCCTCGGCGCGCTGGTAGCAGTTGCCGTTCACGTCCATCGCAACCGGCGTTGTGTAGGTCACAGCATCGCCGACGCGGTTCCTGGTGCCGACTGAGACCGATGGCGTCCCGCCGTCGACCAGCGGGCGCGCATTGATGATCTGCGCGCGCCCCTTCGGATTGATCTGTTGCTCGGAGGTCTGTGCGGTCGGTGCAAGGTTCGGCCCGGTGAAATAGTTCAGTTGGTGGCTGGTATCGAAGCACGCGAGGACCGATCGGCCGCCGGTCCAAACGCGGCTATCGAGCGACGGCATCAGCGTGTCGAGGTTGCTGTCGACGTTGTCCAGCTGCTCGAGCGTGTAGCCGAAGCTCAGAGCCCGCAGCATCACCTCAAGCTGGATGGCATTCGCCGCGGTGATCGTCCAGCGATCGAGCGCCCAATGGTAGGCAAGGATGCGGTTCGGATCGCCCATGCTGTGGCCAGCGCCGGGATATGCCCAATAGACGATTTTGTTGATCGGGTCGACGGTCGACGTGATGCGGTAGAAGTAGCTCTGATCGAGGTCAGCGAAGAACGTTTTGTCGATCTTCTGGAAGCCGATCGGGCGCGATGTACTGCCATCGAACGCGTAGAACCCGTCCTCGCCGAGATAGTAGCCGATGTTGGAGAGCTGGGTGATCGAGCCTGGTGCCGGGGTGCCGCGCACGCCCTCCGCAGTCGAGAACGAGAAGATGGCCGGCGGCCCAACGTAGACGCCACGGACGACGGCGCGCTCTTGGAAGACTGCGCAATCGGCGGTGCCGAGGTTGCCGAGGATGCCTTGCACCCATCCGGCATCGCCGACGAGGTCCTGATAATCGGACTGCGCTGCGGCAGCAGTCGGCGTGCCAGGGGTCGGGAAGTTGGTCGGATCGTCGATCGCGCACCACCACACGCGCTGCGGCTGCGTCCCGGAGGTGCCATCCGTCGTGTTTCCGAGGAAGATCCAATCGCGCACGACGGCGATATGGCGGGCTCGCAGCGTCGTAATTCCGGACGTGATCATGTCGGCGAAGATGGAGCTGGAGCCCTCGATATAGCTCTGCGGCGGGTCGGCGAAGTTGGTCGAGATGATCCGTTGTCCGAACAGCGTCATTTCGATGCGCTCGGTCGATCCGGTCGAGTAGCCGCCGACCTTGGACACGTTGGCCGGCGTCGTCGAGGCCGGGTCCATGCGGTAGAGCTTCGTCGAATCCCCGGCGAAGAGTCGCACGTTGCCGGCGTTGTCCTGCATCGCATAGGCGCCCTGGCAGCGAGCGGTCAGCGCTGACGAGGCCGGCGAGATGCTGGGGAACGGAGCATAGCTTTGGGCGGTACGTGGTAGAAGATTTTGGACTAAGTTGCTGCCAGCATTCATAAAATCCGGCTGGTCAGGCATTAACTCTCCAATGGGTACGAAGACCATCAGAACCTCGTCGACACAATGCGACCGGTCGAGATCTTCCCCGTATTGGTTCGCAGCAGCGATTTATATGCAATCTCCTCCTGCCATCCGTAGTATTTCTTGCCAGAGCTTGCCATCTGCAAAAGCTCTGCTTTCGCCACCGAATCATTCCGGTAGTTGACGCGAACGGCCTGACGCGCGCGGTTGCGGATCAATTCCTCGCCCTCCGTCATCCACGAATTTGTGTCGGCATCGGCGGACAGGACGGCGAGCTTTTTCTTGTACGAAAGCTGCAACGCGTAAATGGCATCAGGCACCGGGTAGAGATACAAAAGGTTCTGATAAAACACATAGTTGCCGGGAGGGGCCTTGCCGACCGTGGTATCCCGCGCGCCGACATCGACGTACCAATTCCAGCCCTTGCGCTTCAGCGGATAAGGGTGGCCGCCATAGGTCAGGTCAATGCTGTCGATCTCGATTAGGTCGGCCGGTGGGGTGACGGTCGCTGTTGCCGCGGCCGTGTTGATCGCCGCTTGGCCCTCGTCGAACCAGAACAGTTCGCGCTCGTAAAGGAGGATGGCGCTCTGGATCTCAAGCTTGATCTGCGGCACGAGAGACGTATCGCCGACCGGAAGCGTCAGCTCATCGACGATGCGTGTGACCATCGAGCCATAGTCACCCGCCATCGGGGGCGCCCTTGCATGCCGGAGCGTGAAAGTGCAGGCCGCGGGCGAAGAACTTGCCGCATTTCGGACAATCACCTTTGCCGGGAAAGCGCGGCGGGTCGACCTCGATCATGACAGGCTCGTTCGGCCGGATGAAGTCGGCGAATGGGGTCGGCACGGCGATGAGAGGGGCAATCGCATCGTCAAGCGTTTTGGTCCGCTCTGCCTGATAGATCTGACGGCGTCTCATTTCACAATCCTCTCGATCGACGCAAGCGAAACAACGGCCTCTTCGACCGCCCTTTCGTCATGGATTCGAGCAGTTTCAGGCCCTCCGTCGAGAAGATAGCGCTCTATCACGGTGCATGCGCAGCCAAAGCGCCGAGCATCAATCTCTTCTTCGCCAAGCCAAAGAATTGCCAGTTCGGCGACCTTGAGACGATGTCGGCGCGCTAACCAATCTCGCTTGAACCACCTCATGCGACCCTCTCCCATCGGACCACAACCCCGGCCTGAGCAACCATTGTGCCAGATGCGACAGGACCGATGTCCTCTCGATGCTGTTTTTCGATATAGTCCGCGTGCCTGCGCAGCGCCTCAGCTACAGACGGCGTGAAATCGAGATCGTCGCTTGGCAGAGTCACTGTAAGATTGAGATTCAGCACCTTGTCCATTATGCGACCTCACTCGGTAGCGGCTTGCGCAAGATCATGGCCTCGTTCAGCCACTCCGGCGCAGTCAACTCAGGCGTGCCAATCGTATAATGCAGGATCTTCGGCCGCACGACCGGCATCGCCTCGCCGACGAGGTAATTCCACTCGATCGGCAGCGATCCGATCTCGTGATCCTCCAGCCAGCAGAAGCGGTGAAGATCGCGGCCCGGCAGCGTGTTCACCATGTCGAGCGTCAGCCGCTTGTTGGCCGGGTGCGAGGCGTTCACCAGCATCAGCGACGACCAGTTCTTCCGCGGATAGGGCACCTGCATCTTGCCGCCCATCTTCGATGTTTCACGTGAAACATAATCGTGATGGACGCACATGACGGCGTAGCGGTCGTCAGCCAAGGCGAACAGCTCGGCGATGTCGGCGAGGCAAACCATGTCGGGCTCACCGAACAGACACCAGCCCTCGCGTTGGATATGCGGCACGAGAAACCGCGTGATGGCAAACTCCGTGCTCATCGGCGCACCGGAGATCACGTCCCAGGCTTGGCCCTTCTTGATGACCTGCGGGCGCGTATAGATGCCCTCGTGCCGAAGCGCCTGCTGCATCAACTTGCGGATGTGGAGCGGCTTGGACGTGCGGCGTTCGAGCGAGGAGCGGAAGACCTCGAACGAGTGCGATTCGCGCGGGTCCCACCCGATATATAAATCTAAAATGGTCATTATAGAACGTGGCTCCAACTTCTCCGACGAATAGCAGCATCAGCTCCATTTACAGATATAGAGAATAAATCTGATATTTTCTTGAGACTCATTCCTGCTTTTCGAAGCAGCCTCATCTCGATTACAGATTTCTCGGTTAGGATCGCCCTGGGACTTTTTTCTCCCCTGAACTTTCCCTTACGACTGCCACTGACCCTCACATCTCTCATATTGTCCGCATGATTTCCAAGATAGAGATGATCAGGATTTATGCATGACGCATTATTGCATTTATGAAGAACCCAGAGGCCATTGGTGATCGGTCCGCGATGCGTTTCCCAGGAAACTCGGTGCGCATAGAGTTTTCCCCTGGCTCTTTCTCTTCGTAATTCGCCATGCCCCTTGCGAGTCCGCGAACCTATCCATATCCAGCATCCTGAATTTGGCTCTGGCATTACCAAATGGTGGAAAACGTCCAATGGAGCGTTTTTTTTCACTGGACACTCCGATGCAGGCTCGGCTTCTTGATCACGCCCATGACCGCCATGTCGGCACCGATCAGCGCGGCAATGGCTCGCACGACGACGGGCTCGGGCGGCCATTCGTGATCGAAGTTGAACCAGAGCGAGCCGAATGTCTTGTGCTCGGCCTCGCCGTTTTTCAGATGGTCGGACCAGTGCTTGTAGAATCCCCTCCAATGCAGCATCTCGCCGTCGCCGAGCGCTGCGATGGCCGCTTGGTTCCACGCCAACGAGGCCCACTCCAGGTCTTCGTGGTCGAAATGGTAAGTGCTGCGATCGGGCTGGCGCGAGATGTCGAACAGCGTCGCGATGAAGCGAGCCGGGTTGTCCTCGGTCAGCACCATGTGCTCGCGCGATGTGCTGGGCGTGCGCTGTTTCATGCTTCCACGCCCCTTAGAAGACGAAACTCTTTGCGTGCACCTGATAAAATTTCCTCTCCATGGCGCATCATATACATTGACATAAACTGGTTCGTAACGATGCCCCTCTTCCGGTAGCTCTGGAGCACTGCGAGGAGACTGGGGCCTAATGCGCGACGCGTAGCCTCATCGATCATCTGATCCCGCCTCATGCCTCCACCGTCATGCTGGCGATAAAGCCGACGCGGCTATTGTCGAAGCGCTGGAGATTCCACCGGGACAGCAGCCTTTCGAGCCACCATGATGCAGGCTTCACGATCAGATGCGCGTTGCGGCCATCGGCGAGTGTCTTCTTCGCCGGCACCGTCGACACGATGAGAAACACGGCCTCTATCGCGAGCGACTGGATATGGTCTAGCACGGCATCGAGCAGTTCTGGCTCGATATGCTCGAGGACATCGCCACAGGTCACCAGATCGGCAGTGACGGGCTTGTGATCCTTGCCGGGGATCGCGGGGTCGTACTCAGAGATGCGGAACGGCGGATCGCTGACCATGATGGCCGATTTCAGCGAGCCACTGCCGCAGCCGTAGTCGAGCATGGAGCGATAGCGGCCCTGGTGCATGATCGTCTCGACGGTCGGCGCCCAGCGGTGGCCTGAGACGCCGTAGGACACGTTGCGCTCGTGCAGTTCGCGGTTGAGGGCGCGGTATTCCTCCGAGATCAACATCATGCGGCCCTCCGCGCGAACTTCTCCGCAAGCGCATCCTGCACGCGGGCGAGGACGGCTGACCATTCCTCATCCGGTGCCTGACGGAAGAATCTCGCCGAGCCATACCAAAGTTGTCCCTTGTCGGCGTAGCGCCATGCGGGCTTGCTGGGCACGAGACACCACACCGGGACGCCGAGCGCGCCGGCCGCGTGATAGGCAGTCGTGCAAACCGTGATGACGAGATCCAGCGAGGCGATGAAGGACATCGTCTTGTCGTAGTCGCGGCATTGCACGCGGCCTGGGTAGTGCCGGAGGTGCAGGCCCGTCGTCTCCTCAAGCTCGCAGACCTCGCGCGCCGCAGTATCGGTGTATTGCAGCGAGTACCGGTCGGCATCGATCGATCCGATGAGCCCCGCAAACTCCGGCAGCGGGATCGACCGGAGATCGCTGCGGGTTTTCTTCGTGCCGCCGGCCCATGAGATGCCGATACGTATGGGGCGCCCCGGCAATGGCATCCGATTGAACGAGGCTGGTGACAACTCGGTGCCAGCGTTCAGATACGCCGTCCCCGGAAAGCTCGCATCGCTATTCCGAAAGAACATCGGCAACGACGAGATGCATATCGATGCGTCGGCGTCGCAATTGTCCATCCATCGGAGATCGTTTAACTGCTTGCGCGTGCCATGGACCTCGACGCCTGGGAACGATCGTTTGAACGTCGCTTCCAGCCGCGGATGGCAGTCGAGGATGACGCGCTTGCAGGTGCGGATCATGTCGGGCAGACATGAGGCGAACAGGATCTCATCGCCGACGCCCTGCTCACCCCAGACAATGACGGTTTGGCCTGGAGTGCCATCCCACTCGGGAACGCCAACATAGCGCCGCGCAGGCCGGTGCTGCGTCTTGAAGCCGGCATGGTAGCCTTGCCAGCCCTCGCGCCAGCGCCCCTGCTCCAGATAGGCCAGCGAGCGGTTGTAGGCCGCCTCCGGCATGTCCGATGACAGCCGCATCGCCTCGTCATAGTATTTGACGGCCTGCGCTGGCTTGCCCTCGTGCACGAAGCAGGAGCCGAGGTTGCAGAGGATCTTGGCGCGCTCGCTCGGCACGTCCTCGCATTCCAACGCCATCGACCAGATCTCAGCCGCAGCCTCGTTCCGGTTCTCCATCTTGAACGCGGTTCCGAGGTTCGTCAGTGCCTCGGGGAATGTGCGGCCACGCTTGCCGCGAATCTCGATCGCCTGCCGCGTCAAGGCAATGGCGATACCGGTCTGTCCCTTGGAGATGAATGCCGCCCCAAGCATCATCAACGCCGCCTCGTCCAGCGGATCGCCGTTCAGATGCTCCAGCAGATTTGAAATCGCCGCGTCCATCTCGCCGCGATCGAGATTGACCTTGGCCGCCTCTAGTTTTTCGCTCACGTAGTCACCGTGAAAAGCGAGGCGCCCATGGACAAGCGCCCCGCGGTTGCGATCAGTTGTCCATGCGGTAGATTACCGTGAAGTTCACGATCAAGGAAGTCGTCGCGGTGCCCGACGCCATCTTGGCCGTGAAGATCCCGTAGCGATTGGGATCAAGATCCGACACGGAGACCTGGACCGGCAGGCCCAGGACCGAGCGCCGATTGACGGTCGCCTGCGCACCCGCTGCAATGAAACAGGAGTACGATGCGCCGCCGCCGGCATTGGGATGCCCGGTCGCGAGCCCGAACTTGAGGGCCGTGGCCGTTGCGCCAGTCGTGTGGTCCTCGATGACGTCGACGATGGTTGCCCCGTGCGGGATCTTGCACAGGAACGCCACGTCGCCGATCGACGAGGCCGCAGTCCAGGCGATTTGTCCAGAGACCGACTGGTTGCCGGCATGGACCGCCTTGGGCTGGTTGATCGCGAAGAGAGTGCTGGTGTAAGTCGCCATTTTTGCTCTCCTCCTTACAGGGCTGGTGCATAGCCGCTCAGGACGAGCGTCCCGAAATCGGCAGAGTTGAACACCATCTTCTTCAGCCCCCAGATCATCCCGGCCTCGACGCCGAGTTGGTTGCCGTAGTCGAACAGTTCCTCGGTCCATTGCATCGTCTGCGAGGAGTTGTTCTGCCCGAAGCCGATCGCCGCGGCCTGGGCGCCGCAGAAGACCGAGCGGCGATAGTTGGTCGATGACGTGACCGAGGACGCGACGCAGGGAACGCGGGCATCCTCGACGAGGATCGTGTTGTTGTAGACGCCCAGCATGCCGGTGATGATCGGATTATCGCCGATCTGGCCACCGGTCAGCTTGGCCTTCTGGATATCGCCCCACTGGCCGGCGTTGTAGTTCTTGCGAAGCTGATACGTCTGGTTCGGGTGGACGAACTGGACGAACATCTTCTCGCCCTTGACGTTCAGCGGGCGAATTGCCGGCGTCGGACTGAGCGTCTTGGCCTTCGCCACCGCGCGGTCGATGTCGGCGAGCGCGAGGATGAAGGTTGCCGACAGAGACGCCTCGGTCGTGTTGCCGCCGTTCTGATCGCAGATGATCAGATGCGCGGAGTCTGGAGCGATGGCGGCCTGGAGACCCGAGAACCGGATATCCACCGCCGTGCTCTGGACTGTGTTCGCCTGCGTCTGCTGCGTCGATGCGCCGGCCAGCTGGTTGAACAGGCTGGCATCGATGCGATCGGCCCACCAGTCCTGCAACCCGGCTTTCGCCTCGTCGCGGACCTCGAACGGGACGCGCTGCTCGGACATCTTGCCGCTCGACCGCACCGCATGGCGCAGCTGGTCGATGAACAGATTGTCCGAGTAGGTCTGAAGCGCCTCTTCCTGGCCTTCCAGGGTATTGTCGCCCTGGACACCGGCGCCGAGGAGCTGCATACGCAGTCCGATCGTGACGCGGTCGCCTGCGGACTTGGACATCTCCGTCTTGAGCGTCACCAGGGAATCGGTCCCAGTCGCGCCCTTGAATTGCTCATAGCGGGTCTGCTTGAGCGCCTCGACGAAAAGCTTCTTTGCCCAGGCTTTGACCGCCAAGGCGTTGTTCACGCCGTAGCTCGTACCTGCCATAACGCTGTGTGCTCCTGTGAAAAGGGTTGAGTGCGGATTGGCGCAAACCGATGTCGCTGGTTCGCTGGCGATCCGCCCCTTGTCGCAGGAGCGCGGCGAGTAGCCCGATTGCGCGCCCCGGCTGCGGGCGGCTGACTATCGCGTCAGCGGGCGAGGCGTGCTTTAGTGAAGGTGCTTGTCAGGCCCCCATCGCCTTGCGCCAGTCGCGCTCGGAGAGGTTGGCGAAATCGTGGTCGTCCATTTCGAGAAGCTTGTTCAGCGTCAGCCCGGAGGCCGGCGCATTGCCGGCGCCAGCCATCGACTGCGAGGCCGCTGCGCCGCGGGCCAGGGTGGCCACTTGCTGCGTCGCGGTCGGCGCTGGAGCATCGGCAGACTTCGGCGCATAGCCGAGCGCCTTGGCTGCGGCATAGATCCGCTCCGCCGGGTTCACCCCGTCCTGGAACGCCTTGGCCGCGATGTTGGCCTCCATCGTCGCGAGCTGCTGGGCAGCATTGTTCCAGCCGGCGGCCGTGATCTGCGCCGTCGCGGCTCGCGCGAAGTGCTGGTAGGCATCACCGTAATCCGGCTGCTTGGCGATGAACTCGCTCGCCGCGGCCCCGCAGGCATCTTTGAACAGGCTCGCGCGGCGCTGCTCGATGGATTGCTGCTGAAGGTCCTGCACCTGCCCCGCGAGCACCTTCCCGGCCTCCAGCGGGTTCGTGTCCCAGTCCGGCGCCTTCTGCTGTTCGGGCGGCGCGATCGTGCGCTGGAGGGCGTTCAACCGCTCCTCAAGCTTGCCCATGTCGCGGGCATAGCGCTGCTCGACCTCACGGCGCCGATCGGCCTCCTCACGAAGCCGTGAACTCGGCACCATCGCATCGGGCTTCTCGGCGACAGGGGCGGCCGGCGCAGAGGACGAGTCCACGCCGGCCGCAGGCGGGTTATCCTCCGTTGCCTCGACGACCTGTTCCGGCGCATCCGCCATGGCGACGGTGGGTTCCGGTGCGGTCGGAGAGAGGGCCGCCGTCTCTTCAGCTGAAAACGTAGTATCGCTCTCGTCCATCATTTCGCCTCGTCCGCTGTCGTCTTGGCCCTATCTTTCGCCGATTGGCGGTCGATTTCAAGCCTCTGTTGGTCGATGCTCATGTCAACCGCGGCCTGGGCGCGCTTGATGTCGATCTCGGAAGCAGCGCGAGCCTGTTGAATTTCCAACTCTTTCTGCGCTATCTGGACCTTCAAGTCCATCTCGCTTTGCGCCATCATGGCTTCGTGGCTGGCGCGCGCCTGATCCATCTGGACGCCGAACTGGAATTCCTGCGCCTTGAGATCGGCGCCAGACTTGAGCGTCTGCTTGTCGATCTCGGCCTGCTGAAGCTGCTTTTGGAGCTGCTGGAGTTGGTCCGTGAGCTGCTCGATGTGCTGCTGGACCTGCGGCGGAACCTGGGCTTGACCCTGCTGCGTCAGCATCTGGCCGATCTTCTGCGCTGAGCTTTCCGGCAGCGGCGAATATTTCAGGATCTCCGCCCACATGGCCGGCTGAATCTGCGCCTTCATGAGCATCGGCATCATCGCCATGATCATCGACCAGACCGATTCCTTCTGGTTCGGCGAGGTCGGCGACTCGTCCACGATGACGTCGTATTTGAGGACGTTCGGGTCCTTCAGCAGCGGCACGTACTGCTTGCCATCGTCGCCGTCGATGCGGATCAGCCGCCCCTCGGGGATGTAGTGGACCATGATGTAGAGCATGGCCCGGCCCTGCTGCTTGCGATAGCGGCGGAGGCTATCGAACAGCGTCGCCAGCACCGTCATGCCGGATTGCTTACGCTGGTATTCCAGCACGCCGGCCTGCTCGCGATCGGCAAGACCCAGGATCTCGAGGTTGACGCCGGTGACGTCAGGGATCGAACCCGCGGCGTATTCCATCAGCTTGTCGAGGCCCACCGGGAAGGTGACCGCGGCGCGCGGCTGGATCTTGCCGCCCGAGATCGCGCCCGGCCGGACCCAGATCATCGCATCGGAGCGCGCCCAGTCTGCTTCGGCCTTGCGCACATCCTCGAACGCATCGCGCTCGGCCAGCACGCCGCCCTTGGCGTTGCTGTTGATGATGTGGAGGATTTGCGAGAAGAACTTGTTGGCCCAGCGCTGCGGGTCGAGCATGGCACGGACGATGCCGTACCACGTGTTCGTGTTGCGGTCGCGCTTGCCCGTCATGAACACCAGCGTGAAGTCCTGCGGACACCGCCCCTCGCCGGTCTTCAGCACCTTGCCGCCGACGAAGGCGTTGTAGAACTTCTTGCGGGTCAGCTCGGCGGTATCGAACGGGATGCCGAACAATGCGAGCCGTTTCTTCGCCTTGGCCGCCTGGGCAAGCGTGAACTCCGCCTTCTGCCCGGTGAATGGATCGACGCCGACGCAGTACTTCTCGCGCTCGAACCATTCGCAATAGACGATCATGACGGTACGGCGGGTCAGCCCTTCCTTGCCCGTCTGATCCCCCTGGTTGTACGCCAGTTGCGGCGTCGCATCATGCGGCTCGCGCTCATCGGGGCGTTCGGGTCGCGCCCAGGATGCATCGAGGTCCTCATCCTCGGCATCGGGAAACATCGCCCGCGCTTCCTCTATCGAGATCTCCTTGTCATAGCCGCAGTATCGACGATCGGTCAGGTTCCGCTTGTGAGACGTCGGGTCATACCACGCCGACAATGGATCGATGCGGTCCACCGGGATAAGGCCCTCAGGGTCCTCCTCGAAATCGGGCCGTGTTTCCGTGACACCGATGCCGCATACGCATAGATCGTAAAAGGCGTCGCTCTCCTCGTCCTCGGCTTCACCCTCCTCTCGGAAAAACTTCGCCGCATTCGTGAGGAGATCATTAACGCCTTGCTGGCCGACTTGCCTCGGGATGTATACCGTATCGTTCCGATGATTGACCTCCATGCCCGTCACGCTGTCGATGACCGGCGCCAGGCGGTTGAACACCACCGGTGGCCGGCCCTGGTCGATCAACATGCGCTTGTCTTCGTCGGACCACTGGTTGCCCGCAACGAAGGCGTAGCACTCCGCGGATTCCATGCGCCAGTCGGCGAGGTGCTTGCGGCTCTCACGATGCCACGTCTTGATCATGACGCACAGATCGTCCTCGCCGCGCCGGCTGGGCTCTGTGCGGTCCTCGTTGTCGTAGGTCTCGGAATCAGCCATCGATGATGCCACCGCAATGCGGGCACGTTGCCGGGCCAGACGACGCCGTCACGCGACCCTCGTGCGCCTGCTTGGTCTCGCCCTGCCACGCGCGCGATAGGCCAAGGGTCAGGTCACTGCCGTCGATCAGTTCGTCGATCGTGTTGGCGCAGTTGTTGGAGTAGTCGATCGCGGCGCGCGATCCCCAGCGATAGACCTGGCCGTCAGGGAGCGTCTTGCAGATTTCGACGCCGATCTGGTTCTTGTAATCGAAGAACTCGGCATGCGTCGCGGTGTAGCCGGCCGGCAAGCGTTTCTGCACGGCTTCGAGCCACTCCGCCGCGGTCGGGATGCTGTTCTCGTCCATCATACCATCGCCGCATTGAACATCGGCGCCATTATCGACGCCAAATATGCATACCCATTGTCGTTCGGATGCACTTGATCTGCCTGATAATATGTCAAATTAGTACACTGTCCAGCCTGCCCCATATTGGGGTCCGACGCAATGTCGAAGACAAAATCCCAATTTCCCAAAGCGTTCGCTACGAGTCCCTGATTATAGGTGATTCGATCACTTTCCTTGGTGGTTCTCGGCAGCATCGTAACAACGGCGATTCTACTTCCGCCGGTTCCCCACCCCGCGGATCTGCGTGCCGCACAGTATGTATTTGCGAAACCAAGAGTGGCGACCCCGGTTGATCCATTCGCCACTATATCGTTTGTGCCGCCAAACAGCACAGTTAGGTTATTGCGCAATGCTGGATCATACCAACCATCAACCTGTGATGGGCCGGCCGTGATCATTGCCGTATTAATTGTCTGCCCGACAACGGCATTTGTCGCGAAACGACTATTCCTATTTAGCTTCGGCTGGATGAGGGTTGACCAGCCAGTGAGATCGGTTGCGGTATACCCGTAGGTGATGCTATCGCCCATCAAGACGACTTGGTCATTGACCGTCGTCGGGATGTTGAGGATGGCCATCAACCGCGAATGCAGAAGCGCCGCGTTGGCATCAGACAGCTGCGAAGACCACATGCCCATGCACACGGCATCCACATGGGACGCTTGCGTGACGGCAGCGTAGTAGCCGAGCGTCACGCCGGCAGGGAGCGCCAGATTCAGCGTCACTTGCGACATGTTTTGGAAGACGCCATTGACGCCCACCTTCAGGATTGACCCCGAGGCGAAGGTCTGAACAATCGGGCTCGTCTGCGTTCTGAAATTCGTGGTCTGTGCGCCCGACGTGCCGTTGAGTAGGAGCTTCAGATTCTCATTCGCCATCACGACGCTATTGCCGGCGTCGATGAGGCCATGATTGAAGTTTGAAAGTTGGATACGGCCAGCCAGCAGCATGGAGAACGATCGCGTCGACCCGGATGCCAGGGCCGACGCCACCATGAATTCCGTCCCCGCTGCGCCAAAAGCGAGCGTAGGAATGCCGTTTATCGATATGTTGTACCATTGCGGCTGGCTTGCCGTGGTTGCCTGGACAGCGTGGTTCCCGCCCCCTGTCTGGTCCCACCATTGCGTTACGGCGACGGTGGTCCCCGCCCCCCACGCCGCTAGCGTCGCTATGTCGAGCTTGTTGTTTCGACTATAGCCGATATCGATTGTTGCGCTGTCGCTGGCCCGGACGAACGATGCGAGCGGCCCTGTGTAGGTCGTCAGAAGCCGAATGGCGCCCCACGCGGCGCTGGGTGCCGTCAGACCATCCAATATCGGCGCAAGCGCCCCTGAGAACTGGCTGCCGAGCAGATATCCCGGCCGCAGGAGCATCAGGCGTCCTCGACGACGTTCAGCGTGCCAGAGGCCGAGACCTGGATCGCACTGACCTTACTCGTGCCGCGGTTCGTGCGTCGGCACCATTTGACGCCGGCCGGTAGAAGCTCGGCGTTCGCGGTCGTCGCTGCGGTTCCGGCATCCGAGATCAGGAACCAGCAATCCGCGGTCGCCGTGAGCGTGACAGACGAGGATGTTGCGCTCACCGGGTTGCTCATCGTCGCCGCGGTGCCGGTAAATGACAGGTTCGTCACCGTTCCCTGCCCGAGCGCGGGATAGGGATATTCTCGGGCATCTCGTGCGACAAGCGTCATGCGTTCTCTCCTAAGCGGCCCATGGCGAGCGCTGGCCGCTGCGCATGCGCTCCCGGCGAGCGTAGCGATCGATGGCGGGCTCCTCGATCGGCATCGGCCACGATGTCATCAGATCCTCATCCAGGATGCGGGAGAGGCTGTCAAGCATGTCGTCGTGCGCACCCACTGGAAACGCTCGATATTCCTCGGACAGGAACGCCTCGACCAACTCGCGCTGGCGTCCCTCATAGTCCGACTTGTAGCAGCTCGGCAGCATCCACATGCGCCCTTGCTCGAACACTGGGATCAACCGCTTGATGCGATCGGGCTTCGGCATCTGCCCAGCAAGCTCCGTGATCGAGAAATGGTAGTTCTCGCGGTCCATGCGATCCTTGATGTGCTCGATATCCGCCATCATGCCGTAGCGCTCATAGCCGACGCCGAACGGCTTCCAGCGGCGATGCAGGGCGAACACCATGTCGGCGCGCTCGGTGAGCCTCAGGCGGTCGCGCACCATGTCGAGGACGTAGTAGTTCTTGTCGCTCGATAGGCCGATGACCCAGGCCGCCGTGTAGTCCGAATCCTTCTTCTTCGCCGAGGCCGGATCGACGAGGAGATATGTGTTCATGCCGCCGGCGCCGACGTCTGGCGCGGAGTACCGCAGCCATTCGTCGCGGAAGCCCTGCGCGGTGTCGGCGCGCGGATTTTGTAACATTTGGCAGGCAAAAGTATAGGGGCCTTGGTCGCGACGCTTCTTGGCAAGCTCCTCACGGGTCAACAGGACCGGTTCACCATCCACCTCGCCGTCAGCGGTCGCGGCATGGATGCGAGGCTCAGCAGCTCCTCGCGCCATGATCTCGCGATATGTATCGTTGAAATGGTAGCGCGTCCCGATGAAGCGCACGCGTCCTCCGCGGCTGCCAAGGTTCGTCGAGACCTCCCACGATTCCGTCACCTTGCGGATCATCTCGGGACTGGTGACGCTCTCCTTGGTCACGACGTCATCGTAGACGAGCAAGCCGAAATGCTTGGACGTCGGCTGCCCGTCCACGATGCCCCAGGCCTCGACGGTGCTCTCTTTCGGATTGCTGGCCCGTCTGACCACGATTCCGTCGTCCTCAGACCACTTCGGCGCTTCCTTGCGTGGATTGGCCCACAGGATGTCATCGAAGTTCTCCTGGAGCAACGCGTTGCTCTCCAGCTCGCGCATGATCTGGCGCAGGAAGCCCTTCGCGATCGGCCGCGTGTGCGAGAAGATGCCGACCGTCAATTCCGGGTCTACTAGGATGTTCTGGATCGTCAGAGCGAATGTGATGATGGTCGATTTGTAGTGCTCGCGAGCCCAGAGGTCGATATGGCCGTCCGGACTGGCCTGGACCTCACGGCATCGATCAAAGAGCCACTGGCGGTCCGCGTCGCGCCGTTTCAGCGCGTAGACGAGCAGGAAAAAAAGGTCAGTTCGGCAGAGGTAGCGGAAGTGCTGGCGTCGCTCTGGAGGTTGACACTTCCTCAATCCATCGAGCAGTTTCGGATACATCATCGGACTTGTGAGTAACGACACTTTCGCTTCTCACTTTGACGTTGTCGATGAACATTCCGAGTTCCTTGCCGACCAACTCAACCGCCCTGTTGGCCGGCACGAAGTCGCCAGCTTCACGAGCCAGGCGGGCGTTCTCAAGGAGCTGCTGGATGATCCATTCTTTCGTGACGGCCATGGCACCGATGGCGCGTTCCGTGGCTTGCATGATGCCCGCCGCGCGCTCTGCGAGGACTTCAGACACTCGTGCAGAAATGTTCGGGTCGTGTGCAAGTTGGCTCGCTGTGCTTCGGTGCGGCTTGTAACCAGCAACCTCGTGAGCCTCGACCTGCGTCTTCCCGTCAGCAATTGCCTGCGCGAATAGCTCATGCCTGCTGTTCGGGAGGACGGGCATGCACGCTCACTGCGGCAGCGATGCGATCCATTCGACGGCCGCCCCGATGAGCACGATTGCGATCGTGACCGGAAAAAGCATGAAGCCGATGAATGCGACCGTCTGATCGGTTTTGGTGTTGTTTCCGCTCTGGGTGATCATGCAAGCGCCGCCGCAACGAGCCATCCAACGATCGCGAAAATGATCGCCGCAGAAACCTGCACCGCCTGGATTACCGCGTCGCGGCGCTGCAACTCCCGCTCGATCCGCTTGAGCTTGACCAGCGCACGAAGCCGCTGGATCTTGGACGCCGACCAAATTCCGGTTGGCTCGTAGCCCGCGGGGAACATCATCTCAGCGCCCCTCGTCCGCAGCAGGGCCTGCCGCGTCGGTGTCGGTCTGCGCAAGAACCTCGCGGTGCTTGGGCGCCTCGGACGATCGGCGATTGCGGAGTACTGCGGCTGCGGCGTCGGCCGCGGTATTCCAGAACTCGTCGGGCTCCCGGGCCAAGTTGGACGGCATCGAAGCGGCCATCATGCGGTCCCTCCGCCCGTCGAATCGTACATTTTGACCGGGCTGGCCTTGCTGCCGGTGCCCTTGCCGATCTTGTTTTGCGGCGCGGAAACCGTCGCGATCTTGCCGGCGCGCGGCTGATGCGGGCTCGCCATGGTGCCCTTGGTGCCGCGACTGTGACCGTTCGGGTGGGATTTCATTCGGGCTCTCCGACGTCGGGGTTTCTAGGTTTGCCGAATTCGTTGCGGATGTCAACGGGATTAGGTTTGCCGCGCTTTTGGCATTTCGTAGGTTTTCACGTCCGACGTTACGTCGTCGATTTCCCATTGGGCCGGATACATGCCCCATTCGCGATCCCAGCGGCGGAATGCGAGCATCATCTGGATTCGGCGATGGCGCAATGGTTGGATCGCAGACGGTGCTAGCGGGATTGGTTCGTCGAGATGGTCGAACATCATGCGATCCTTTCGGCCGCTCGCCGCAATCCAGCTTGGATCGCCCGGCGCTTTTTTACACGCCAGTCCAGCGATTCCTTCAATTCCGACCATGCCGGCCAGAACTTCTCGTTTCGAGCCCATGCGCGCATCGCATCGACCACCACGTCAGACGGGTATTCCGATAGGTATTCGGCATATGCGGCGAGCATCAGCGTCAGATCCTCACCAGCCTCTGCGCGTGACTTGGTCGTGACCTTGAGACGCGCTAGTTCGTTGACGATGGTGACGCTTGGAGCGGGACGCAGCGTCTGCTCGACCATCCACAGAGCGCGCTTGATGTCCTCTAGCGGCGCTTCGCCTACGTTGTAGGAAACCAATTCCACGTCGTAACCCCAGCGTTCCGTGGTTCGGTCAACCGTTACCGGAACGAGCGCCGAGGTTACGGAGGGCGGCAACGACGCCCACAGGCTCTTGTCGACCAGCGTAGGATTGTTGGCCGCGAACGCCTCGCGGACGCTTGGCAATCTCTCGGCAGCGGTTGCGCCACGTTGCGCACCAATCGACTTTGACGCCGCGGGCTCCTGGCTGGGCGATCCAATAATCTCGGAATTCAAGTTTTGTCTCGTCGGGATCGAGGCCGAGACCGTGCGCAAATTCTCGGCAGTCGGGATCAGGCTCCCAATCTGCTGGAAGCCTCGATCCCCTCGTTCCTGTCGATCGTCGCTCATCGGTTTTCGCTCCTGTCGGTTCGTCCGTCTTTGGTGATGCGTTAGCATCACTTTCTTTCTTACTTTCTTCTATTAGTTCTGTAGTTAAGTAGTTGGTTCTGTCGTCCGTTCTGTCGTCCGTTCTAACGGCCGTTCTGAACGGTTTTAGGTTTTTCAACGACTTACCGGTTGCAGATGATGCAAGACCGGCCCCCCTCTGCTGATCGATTTTTCTCGCAGATTTTTCGAGTTCCTTGCGGCATCTGGCGTTGGTTATGCGCCCGTCCAAAACCTCTATTTTCCCTGATTCTACGAGTTTCGATTTGATCGTTTTCCAGCGCGATCCGACCTTAGTCATCCAGGCAAGTTTTCGGTCATCGTCAGCCAAACGATCGTTGGTCGCGTAAATCATATCGATGACCCGGCGATATGCGATCTCCTCCCAAACGTCGAGCATTTGGGTTCCATCAAGAAAATCCTTGGCGCAGTACTCGACAAAGAGGCCGTTGCGAGGATTTGACACTTAGGCGCCAATCATCTCAATCTCAGCCCCGAGCGCCCTCGCCCATGCGACGGCATGCTTGAGCGTCGGGGATCTCTCACCACGCTCCCAACTCCCAAGCGCTCGGATCGTCACCCCAACCTCATGCGCAATCTGCTTGCGGCACAGTTTCGATGTCTTGCGCCGCGTCGTGAGACGGGCCGCGATGCCAGTTTGTGGATTGGTCATTCGTCTTCGCCTCACTTCGCCAAGGGAAACCGTGAGCGCGGCGCCATAGTGCCTATCCGGCGAAGGAAGATGGCGTAGCGGCTCGTCGTCGGTTCATGACTCCCGACCTAGCCGCGCTCGATGGGAATGCTAGCGTATTCGATGATAGTCGTCCAGAAACGATGGTGGTCTAGGATCTCCACATCCTCACGATGCTGGGCGCCCTCTGGAAGCGGCTCTCCATGCGGCCATATCTGCACCATGACCGCAGCGCCGCAGCAGTCGGATGGGGTGTGGCAGCGTTTCCTCAGGCATGTCCTCACGCCGCGATCCTCCGCACAATCTCGACCTCTAGGCCGAAGCACGCGAGCACCTGCTTGCGCTTATTGATCGACGACTGCGTGTCGCTTCCCTTGGTGTCGACGACCCGCAGGCCGTCAATATGGGCGACAAGGAAGTCTGCGACGTAGACGACGCCGCCGGGCAGCGGAAAGCGCGGCTGCGGCGTCCACCATTTCACCATACCGATGCGGATATCCTGGTCTAGGACTTCAGCATATCCGGCCTCCAGCTTGCTGTCATAGATCCGCTCGAAACCCTGGATGCTCTTGTGAGCAGTCCGCCTGTTCCCGAACTTCGACCGCTTCGGCGCGGCGACCTCAAGCGCAGCCTGCGCGGTGATCTGTGCCACGGCCTGACGGCGCGCATCAGGTCCAAGGGATGCGAGGCTCGCGCCCATTTATTCGCCCGCTTGGTGATCGGGAAAACCGCCGGCGGCCAAATCGGGCGATCCGCCGCCGGCGTCAGTCTGCCGCTCACTCGGACGGGGGTCGCCATGAGCGGTATCAGCGCGAGAGCCGATCTGGGGAAGCTCCGGGCGCGGCATCTACGGCCTCACGCCGACGTGGATCGTGGTGGCGTTGTCTCGCTGACCGCACCAGAAAGCGCGGCCACAGTCAGAGCACGTGAGTCGCTGCGCACTGACGCCCGGCTCTCCGATATCGAAGGCCATCCGGCAGGTGCGGCAGGTAGTGGTAGCGGGCGCCCCCTTGATGCCCGCAATTTCGTCCATCACGATCTCGCCAGCACGATCACGGCGACCGCGAGGATCAGCCACAGCGCGGCATATCCGAAGGCAGAGCGGTGCAGGTTCAGGATCCGCGGGCGGTCGGTGTGCGAGAACATGGTTTTCCTCCGAATTATTCGACTTCTTCTGTGAAGTCGTGCGCGGTAACCTCACCGTTCGTAAACTCGGCGATGCGTATTGCGAGGGAGCGCCCAATCCACGTCTTGCCGTTGATCAGCTCACTGATCGTAGCGGTCGATGCGCCGACCGAGGCGGCGAAATCCTTCTGCTTGATATTCTCTCGGGAGAGCCATTGATCGAGTTTCATGAGGCGACGGTAAGCCGCAAAAATAATTCGGTCAACACAATTTATTCGTTGACGTCGAATTCGACGATGTCTAATATTGGTTCATCAGATCGCCCCGGCCCCGCGCCGGCTGGATCGAAGATGGAGAACGAGATGAAATACGAAATCAAACGCGCCTCGTGGTCCTCGCTTCCCTCGATCAAGGTCGAGATCGGTGCGGAGTTCGATAGCGCCAGCGGCGCGGTGAGGCTCGGCGCAGCGGTCAAGGTCGCTTTCGGCAGCGATGCCGACCTGCGCGATGCCGACCTGCGCGATGCCGACCTGCGCGATGCCGACCTGCGCGATGCCGTCCTGCGCGGTGCCGTCCTGAGCGGTGCCGACCTGCGCGATGCCGACCTGAGCGATGCCGACCTGCGCGATGCCGACCTGCGCGATGCCGACCTGCGCGATGCCGTCCTGCGCGGTGCCGTCCTGAGCGGTGCCGACCTGCGCGATGCCGACCTGAGC